CAGAGCCAGCTGTCGTAACAGATCCAACTAAATTGGTGTTTGCGTTATACGTTCCAGCGTTAACAAGGTTGCCGCTAATAACCGTGATAGGCAGGAAAGATTCAGATGTAAAAATATATAGATCTTCGTTTTTTTCGTCGAAAAAGAACTGGCCTTTGTAATCACCGGTAGGAAAGGTAACAACGTTATCGGTGGCTCCAGCGCCACCAAATTTGCAGGTTGACTGATCTGCAAGTTTTGACGCAGTAATCGAGTCGTTGGCAAACAACGCACTGCCAAAAGTCCCTGATGTGACTTTGCTCGCTTCTATGACAGGAATATCACTAGCAACAAGCGTCGCACCTGTTGTGATATGGCCTTGAGCGTCAACTGTCACTTTTGTGTAAGTGCCAGCCGCAACAGAATTGCTGTGATTTATGTTGTCGTTAGTATCAACAACAAGCCCTGTCCCAGGGATAACAGCACCTTTCGCTGTACTGGTCGCAGCCGGTAAATCTGCTGCTGCTAAAACACGACCTCCAGTAATTAAACCTTTGGCGCTGTATGTAACAACGTGATGCGTCGTGCTAGCTGATACGTCGTTATCAACGGCAATCGTGTTGGAGTCAAGGCGAAGCCCTGCTCCGTTAACAATCACACCACCTTTTGCGCTTGTTGTGGCAACAGGAATGTCACTGCCATCAATTGTTCTGTAAGCAACCGTTCCACCAGCACTGGTAGGACCAGCCATAAACTGGTTGGCTGCAGACGTGCCATCAATTGTTGCTGCAACTGCAACACTGCTGCCATTTGTCGTAGCTGTGATGTTGATGGTGCCAGCTGTGTCGCCAGTTACCGCATTGATCGATCCTGCCGCTTTTAAACTGACCCAAGCACTACCGTTCCAGCAATATAAAAAATTATCGTCAGTATCTAAAGCAAGCTGACCCGTAAACGCCCCAGAGCTTGGCAGCGTTGTAACGAGATCAACAGTAGATTCATTTCCCAGCTTTGCTGCTGTAATCCCTCCAGCAGCGACCTTTGCCGTAGTTATTGCAGCATCGGCAATGTCAGCGGTGGCAATGTCACCAGCCGCAAACAAGATTTTTGCACCTGGGATTGTGTCGTCAGCAATTAGCGTGACGCCATTTGCCACTAGATCGCCAATTGTCAGTTTCTTGGTTTCGCTTGCGCCTACATCAACGACAGGAACCACATCAGCAGCTACTAGAGCGGCACCTGCAAGAGCTTGCAGTTCACTGATTTTTAAATCAGCCATTGGTTGTCAGCTCCGGATCACGTTAATTGCTGTAAGCCCAGCTTAGCTGCATCGTCTTGATCCAAGTTCAATTCGCCGCTGTCTTCCTGCAAAAGGTTGATTTGTGGCTCGGTTTCTACACGCAGCCGTAATTCACCTGTTGTCACAAAATCAGCCGTTATCTGCACCGTATTGTCTACAGCAAACTGAATCGCGGCCGCTGTAATAATCCCTTCTACGCGCCAAAATATTTCATCATTACTCCGGTCTGCAACGCCGCTTGGGTTGTATCCAGCTTTCTTTAAGAAAAAGCGCCCAATAAAGTTACTGCCAACCTGTGTGCGGTGCGCTAGCTCGTATAAATACATTGGCAATTCTTCTGTCGCATTGCCCGTATATTCCCAAAAAGCACTAATGCGACCAGAGCCAGAAATTAACGTGTTTACCCTGGTGCGAAACTCATCTGAAAGACCCGTAGTGTCTACAGTTTCACGCTCAGTGTTAATCTCATAACTGTTAACTTGCGCCAACAGTTTTGGGCCTTTACTCGAAACAGATATTTCTACTGGAATAGCATTCCCCGGAGCTGCAAGCGCAATCGAATTGGCTATGCCACCGGTCACAGCATGTGCAAAACTGTTGTAAAGCCTTATCCCGTCTAGCTCGTCAACGTAAATAAACTTTTTAACACTTGTATCTGTGTACCCGTTGATAAAATCTAATCCGCTACCATCTCTGCTTGTAATTTCTATTTCATCACCGGTTAAAAGCTGGCCGTGGTCAAGATCTGTAAATTTGTTTAGGTTGCCTTTTGCGTCAACACTTTGGTTTGTTTTAGAAAAACTAAAGCGTTTGCCCGCTACATTGACGCTTCCAGTATTAATCGTTGCTACTATCGTGCCACTGTTAAATACACGCCTTAATTCAATTTGTCCTTGTGATCCTAAGTATACAGTCATTAAGTCGCCCCCGTATCGCCTATGGTTACTTCCGTAAGCTCGCCGGTCCCTTGAAATGATATCTCAGCTCTTACGATATCAGCCGTTGCTGCTCCAAAACTAGCGCCTGTAACGTAAGCGTTCATAGCAATATTTTTGTTGTCTACACCATCTACTATTGAAAATGTTAAGCTAACAATGTCTGCGGAACTTACGCCATCCGCTCCAGACTTGTATATTTTACTAAGCAAGGATGTTGTGTTAAATGCACTGGGGCCTTCTCTGTAGTACAGCAGTGTTGCNCTGCCGGTATAGCCGACAACCCCTGGGGAATAGCTTCTCAAATGGTCGCCTATCGTCGTGGTTTCCAGTGTTTCAAGACTTGCTTGCACTGAAAAANTNACNACCTTTGCAACGTCANCGNCGCTTACGCCGTCAGCACCGCCTACGCGAAGGTTCCCGTCTCTGCCCGTAAAGACCTTGCCTTCTGTTCCTACTTGGCCTGCTGACATTAGGTACTCTCGTCAATGACGTCAATGACGCCAATCAGATTCACTGTAACAGTGCTGATGCCAGGGCGCACCTGTACCACCTGTGGTGCGCTTTCGTACCGGTAAGCATTGCCAGCGGCTGACGCTCCAAGCGCATCTCGACTTCCTTTCCAGCCCGCTCGAACAATTTTGTTGACACCGAAGACAGTAAATGTTCCCTTCATTTCGTCGTAGTGGTCAAGAAATAATTCAGCATTCGCATCAGTGATATTTGCGTAGCTCAGCGACAGCTTCATGTTGGTGCGTAAGCTGCCGTACAAGATTCTGGCTTCTGCTCCGTTTTGGGACTTATAAGTTTTGACCGGGTAGGAACCAGAGTCAAAAGATTGGCTAGTAGGACGTACCAGATTACCTTGTGCGTCAGTCGTAGGAAACGGAGTGGTCATCAGTCAAACACCACGAAGTTGTCGTCTTCTGATACTAAATCAGCAAGCTGGCTGAGCCGTCTTCGTAGCAAGGATGCTCTGAAGCCACAATATCAACAGTTCCCTCTTGGGAGAACGTTAATTGTTCCACAACATACACATTCTCTGAATTTTCAGATGAGCGCACTGTAAATATGATGCCTCTAAATTTTTCGTCTTGCACATGGCCGTTAGACACTTGCATCATGCCATTATCTATATCCACTTTTCCTGAACCTGCTTTAAAAAATGTCACAGCATACTGGCCGTCAGAAAGAGGCTGGACGCTATTAACCTGCCCACCACTTGATACTGTTCCATTATTGGCGCTGCTGTAAGGGCTTGATTCTGTAATAACTTTAATGTATGAGCCTGCTTTAAGACTGAGCCCATGCACTGTTGTTGAGAAGCTAACTGTATGGGTAACTAACTTGCGCAAAGACAAGAAATATTTTGCAACCATTACTGCGTGCTCGCGAGATGTGCAAAACTGCGTTAAATCAAATTGTTCATCAGCGGGTTGTTCAACATTGCTTTTGTTGACAGGGTTAAACACTGACGCGGCGCCTTTGACAACAATGGACCTTTCTTCAGGCAATTGGTTTGGGCGTTCATGCCTATAACGCACAATTGCTTTGAACCGCCGACGTTCTTCTGATCTTAAATATTCAATCTTAAAAGTGTCTTCTAGTATGTTTCCGCCTGTAAACAATTGAGAAATGGCAATTGCCCCTGTTTCTATGTTGCCGTCACTGTCAGAAGGAACAGCGGGCGTCAAAGAAAACTTGCCGTCCGAAATAACAAAATTGCATAAGAAATTAGGGGCAAGATCCATTACAAACTGACGTAAGTTTGTCCTTTCAACTATCGGCCCATTAAAAAACAACTTGTTTGCACGCAAAAATTTTGATGTCTGTATCATTGCGTCTTTGTCTAATAACACAGGCTTTTCGCGAGTCATGCCTAACGACGCTCCAGCGCCTGCCGTTTGGTCGGTAAACAAGTAGTAAACAAGATCAGTAAATAAATTACTTGCACCAATAACGTGGTTGTTCTTTCCGTCGTAATTTTTCTTGTGTGGATGTAGCCGTTCCACCTGAATGCCGCCGCTTACCCAGCAACGAAGCTGATCCAATTGCGTAAAATTTCGCCCTGCCTTCAATGACAACCCAGCTAACGTCAAGTTATTGAAACGAGGGCTTGGGCTGTCACCCTTAGGACCAAGGTCGTTTTCTTGAATTTCGTTAACGTAAACAATCTGATGTTCTGGCTCGTTAGCGTTTGATTTTTCTACAAACTCACGGTAATGGCTAATATCAGAATATTGTGTTTGTTGAGCAAAGATAGCCTTGCCACTTAGCCCAGCCTTAGGAACGGTTTCGCTTATATTGTTTATTCGATACACCGCTCCAGCCACTAAATAAGACGAGCGAAACGGATTGGTAAGCGTAATGTTTTGAGTATGCGTAAACTCTTCGCCTACTTCCCAGGTGTTGGAAGTGTCGCGTACAACAACTTTTACTGTTGGCGACGTCCATATACGCCTGTTAAAGCCTGTAAAGTTGTTGTCACTTTCAACAACTTGGCTTGTCAGCTCAGCAACTATTGTTTTGTTGTTTTGCTGTTCTGTAAATCTTCGCGTTTGAAATTCACCGAGACCATAGCCGCTAGCTGCTCCAAAAACTTCATGGTAGTAACCTTGGTTTCTTCCACCCATAACATCTATCTTACGAGTCTCTTCACATTTTCTAAATCTACGGCCAGACCAGTTCATTTGGGGGGAGCCTGGGGCTTGTATAAACGGATTAGTGTTGGGATACTGAGCTTTGGGAGAGCCTACTTCGGTCGATTGGTTTCCTCTTTTAACTTTAATTAAAGTATTTCCAGGGATATTTCCAGCACTGCCTAGCACTATTGGATGGTCTGGTTCTACAACCCAAGTGTGCGTTTCGTTCGAGTAGTGGTTTTCTGGAAGCTCTGTTTTCCTAAATTTCCATCGCAAGGTTACCCAGCTATATGGGTCTTCGTTGACAATCTCTTGGGTAATTGTTCTTTTGATGTCAGGGATACCATCTCCGCTTGCGGTGCCTAAAATGTCATAGGCAAATGCACCCATCTTCCCTGGAAGATCGTCATTGTTATTTGAAATATTGCCACCTGTGTCGCGCTGAAGCGAAATTCCTAATTCTGGACCTTCGCCAGTCTTAGGATCAGGATAGCTTCTGGCTCGTGAAACAGAATTAGGGACGCTAATTGTTGGACCACCGCCTGTTGCGCTAGGCTCTCGCATAAATTCTTTGTTTGCCTTTATAGCCTCCTTTGTAATCTGATTGCCAACAACTTGAATATTTAAACCTGTTAGGCTTCCAGCATTAACTTCATAAGATAATATCTTGCTAGAAGACAATAGCTCTATCATTTGTGTTCCACCGTCAAGAAGTCTCAGTTCAGACGAAGAAACAGGCACAAATTCAAACTCAAGCTGAACGGCTCTAGGGTTAATAATGCGTATAAAATTGTACTGCGTTACGGGGCTAGTTCCTCGAACCACAAAATAAACTTCCCCACCAAGACTGTTTGAAGTATCTACGATTGGATTGGCGTCTTCGTTTGCTCCTGCTACTCCTGCTTTTTTTATAAAAAGACGAAATACTGAAGCGCGCATAATCGTGGCTGTAGTCGTCCCAACATCAACTGCGGTATTATCCTCTTGATAATCCCTTAAATCATTTTCGCCTATTAAGCTGCTGAAAGAACACAAACCGTTTAGTTTTTGATAAACAATGCTTTTAATTCCTATTTCTGTAACAATCGCGGGCCTGTTGTTTACAACAACCGCAGTTTCACATCGCGTTAAAGGAAAAAACGCTTCACCAACGTTTTGAGCGTCCGACTCTAATCCTCCTATCTTGTTTGGGCCTTCACCGTCAGGATTACTGTCTCCTATGTAATCTATCTCTAAAACATTGTCTTTGCTAATAATGCCAATCTTACTTGAAAGAGACTTGCTGGCATCAATGCACTCTAGCATTATCGCTTGATCTATGTTGTTGTCTTTACTAAAAATTGGGTCAAAGAGTTTTTTGGTTCTGCTAGTTACTTTCCAGAATGATCCTGCAATCGAAAATTTTTCGCCAACCTGCATAGCCTTATCTGCGGCCAATTGCATTGACAGTACCGATGAATTTATATCATCAACAAACTCGCCTTTGTCATTTTCATCTTGGTAATATTTAAGTATTTATCGAGCTTGCACTAAGCTTAAATTTTATTTTGTCACCTTTGACTATACTTGCAGTTGTTTTTAACTCAGTAGCCGGAGGTGTTATGATGGATGAATCACTTTTTTTAATTAATTCAACAATTCCCATCCGCGGGGTATAGTTTCTTCCTAGGCTGACCTGATTAAAATCCCGAACGTCCTGCATCAAGCCTTTAACTTTTTCACCGCCGTAATTTTTTCTTTCTCTTCTGAATAAATTTTGATCACCAGCAATCTTAATGCGGGCTAAAGTTGGCAATCGTCCTGCCTTCTTTTTTACGTCATTACCAATAGCAATAATTTTATAATTTAACCTATAGCCAGTCCCATTTGCAATAGGAGCATACGTTCCAAACTGCGTGCTGTTGGCAGGCGAATACGCATGGCAAAAGGCTGAAGCGTCAGATTCATCTGGCAAAGGACAAAGGAAAACTTCTTCTTCTTTACCTTTACCTTTGTTATTATCGCCAGACGCATCAGGGTCTCCTGAATCTAAACTGCCCGCAGTACCATAAATCCTATCGCCATTACTTATTTTTCGACTAAAATCGCTATTTGGTTTCCAATAAAAAGCAAAGAAATCTTCAAATACGTGATCAAGCGCATTGTTTCCTAGGAAAATACCTTGAAGCTCTGGTTTTTTTATCCCGCTTGGGTTGTTTGAATAATCTTCGGAATCAATGCCATTCTCTAAACCTTGCTCTCCTACAACAAACAATAATTTGGCGCGTTGCGACATCCCATGGCTAAACATCCGGGACCATACAAGCTTGGGTGTAACGAGCATTCCGCCAACACCCGTAGCCTCGTCATACAGCCCAAAGACCAAAGGGATTGGCGCTGCGTAATCAGCAAGTTCAGCTAGTGTCTCAAAACCTCGGGACGGTGTAAAACGATTAGCCCCAGTAATATTTCCAAAATTAACAACGCCTCCACTTTTAGAAGCACCTGGCATTTTGGGCTTTGGCGTTAGCAGGTATGCAGCGCCAGTAAGAACCAAGGTGATCGCAAGATTAATGAGAATTGCAATTTGTGTTTCTGGGCCATTTACAATGCTGGGAACACATTCATACTCTGCAGGTCTTAATCGACCACGCCGCCTCACTTCAGCCGCAAAAAGTTGATACTCTTCTTCTGTAATTCCAATCGTCTTGATTAATTCTCTTTCGTACGGAAGCAGTGGTACGTCGCAAACAGACGGGCCGAAGACCATTGCACCTTTTCCATTCTGCGGTTGATGTACAAAATTCCCGTCTGCCATGTGACTGCGAATGCCCAGGATTGCTGCGGTAACAGCAGAATATCGCCATCATACTCCGGCTTTTCGACTCGGAAACCCCAGCCAAGCAAATCACGAGATACCTCCCACTTGCTAGCCTCGTACCAGGATTGCTTAAACGGTGGTGGGTCAATGCCGATGTGCCCTAAAGCCTTGTAGCAAAGGTGGATGCAGTCAATATGACCATCGCTGCCGTCAGCGCCTAGCCGATACGGCATCCCAATTAGATCACTGCAGCCGGACATTGTTTGAAATTGGCAGATTACCGACAATGCGCTTAGTCAAAGAACGCCTTGGGACATCCGTTCCAACAGCATCAAGCACTGAACTCAACTCCAGGTTTACCGATGTGTTGTCCCATTGCCCGCCTGTCACTTGGCCTGTATAGGTGTGGACAATTGTGTTTTGCACTGCCAGACCTGTCTCAGGGTCAGGGTCTTCAATAATTAGAACATCAACTCTCATAAGCCAAGCATCTTCAATTGCCTCCAACGCCCAATTGCGAGATATTTTATTGTTTGGAAAAACCAAAGTCGCTTCTAGTCCATCACCTGTGCGGTTGACCGTAACGCCAGAGAAGCCAAAAGGCGCAAACTCGTAAATAGATGTTTTAGGTGCTACCTCGTCAGCTTTGCCTTTGTCACGTTCTTCTTGGCTTGAATGCGCAATCTCTTTGCCAATAAAAAAGTTTTGGAAGTGGTGTTTCACTTCCGTACTAGAGTTCATTTGTAACGCATGGCCAAAGGCAAAACTTGTCATAGACCTAACCGTTTGCGGGTGCTACCGCTCATTTGTAATCGTTTTAGCGTGTTTTGTTCACCGCGTTGTGCGCCTTGTGCAGCTGCACTCTGCATCCCATTCTGGAACTGATCAGCAGTTACATAGTCAACGCTATTGATACGTTCCACGGTATAGCGAACATCGATTGGCGCAGAAGTTGCAACACCGCCACCGCTGTCTTGCATTCCACCGCCGCCACCATTAGCAGGGATGACGCCACCACCGCGTGAACCGCGCGAATAACGCGCCATGCTTTCACGCATTTTGGATGCTGGGATAATGTATTCCGGTTCGCCACCTTCTCCGACAAGAGCGCGAGTTGGGCTGGAAACAAAACCACCTTCAGCAAATTTTTGAGCGGGAAGAATTGTTGCAGGCTTAAAATCGTTAACACTCCCGAAAGAAGGCCCTGAGCCAAGGTCAGGCAACGGACCAGTCGTTAACGTGCCTGCC